ATAAACGGCACGATAAAAAAAAGGCCACATAAAATGTAGCCTAATAACGTTCTTACTGTTTTAAGGAAATCCATATTTCACCTATTCAAAGAAAGCCTTTCTAGCCATAACAAACTGCAAGCCAAAGTTTTTAAACTCAGCTTCATCGACCAACGTTAAAACCTTAACGCCCTGTCGCGTTTCCGCGTTAAAATTAACAGGGAAGAATTCATTTTCCGATTCAAACTCTTTAGCAAGCTCTAAGGCACTTTTTAGAGCCGATAAACCATTTTGATTCGACTCGTTTAGTGACACTTGGACACCTTTGAACTCAATGCCTATTAGCTTATTTATGTGCTTCTGATATGGCTCTAATACCTCTGTAGACGTTATTAATGGCGGTCTTTCAGGGGCTTCTGGTAAGGGTAATGGCTGAACATCAATCACCTCACCTTCTTCATTTTCATAGGGTCCAGGTAAGTTCGCGTTATGCTCTTCAATCTCAATAAGATCGATTAAATAATTAAGATAAAGTTCAGCCCAATCCCATTGCAGAATTTGTGCATGTAACTGAGCAAACATATCTAAGTTATCTATTTTGCCTTTAGATATAAGGTCAGGAATATTCTTAGCGATTGGGCGCTGTAGTAACGTTGGTAGGCCTTGTTCGTTAACAACAGGTTTTTGCTCAGCGTCGAGCTCAATAAATTCTAAAATAGGGGTAAGATTATTTGTCATTTTTAAGCCATCCTAAAGGTTCTACGCTGCAGGCTATGCCAACTAAATTAGTATGGCCATTCTCGTCTAGCATTGTGGTTTGATTATCAGCGATATGAATTTTGCTATCATCACCCCAATCACCCGCTGTTTCATCATACGTCAGCTGAGTGTAAGCGTAATTAATAAAGCCCTGTTGGTTCTTAACAACGTTGTAATTAAGAGCTTTAACAGCTGGGCCTAAATTACTAGGCGCTGATAATTCCAAAGGTTCATGAGTATGCTCGGTATAAACACTTAATTTACCGGTTTCAGGATCTGTAAATAGATTTTTTATACCCGAAACACCAGTGTAATTTCCAACACCTGAACTTGAAGGGATAAGCCCCGTAAGAGAAAACATAAGACCAGAACCTCTTCTAGCTTGGTTTCTCATCAAATACCAGACTCCTGAAGATGGTGTGTGTGAATACACTTCAGTGTTTGAGGTTGGCTCAGTAACTTTTGCTTTAGTGAAATAATTAGCTACGATTACAGCTGTGGCCGCAGTAGAAAAGGTTGCGCTATTTGTAACACTATTCCAACCTAAATTACCGCCATGTGTGCTTGTCCAATCACCTCCATTATTATGTGTTACTACCGCAGAAAACCCTGTATCTCTTGGGGTTCCGCTTTGTGGCTTGGTAAGTGTATAAGTCTGGGAAGTTCCTTCCGGCATTGTTGGGTTCCAACTACCAACCCAACCACCTTTTAAGTTATCACACAGCAATATATTTGCAGGGTGCCCGAACACTTCTGTGTGCAGGTATTCACCAGCAACTGATAGCGTTGTATTTCTATGAAAAAATATATATGTGCTTGAATGATCACCTGATGAATACTGCCTAAAGCTAACTGAACCTGTATAATTCGCAACTACACGCGTGCTATAAACAGCTCTAGCAATACATTCAACAACCTCACCTGATGAATGGACTACTGTGAACTTATCACCTACTTGAAGGTATTGAGTGACAAGGTATACATCTGAAATAATCCACAGCTCATTATTACTAGGAAGTGAGTCGTGATGATAAATGCCAAAACCATTCTCTTTACCATTTGTCCCTCCTTGAACAGGAATGGTATGCACAAGTTTTTCTCTCCCCCTATATTCACCTGACTTAATCTTTAAATCTTCTTCTGCAAAGTCTTCAGCAGTTAATCCCGATGCTGAATAACGCATATCACGACATACACCACCTTGACCATTGGCGTAAATAGCGTCGTAGTAACGGCCATCAGGTCTGCCACTTCCTGCTGAGGCATCTATAAACCCCGAAGTGCTTGAAGCACATGGAGTCGGAACTCCACCTGTAGGCTGGAGGTCAAATGCTTGTGCTTTTTCTGTAGGGACACATACAGGATTGATGATGTCATCCCAGGTAGCACTGCTATTAAGTACACTAGAACCGGATCTTGCATCGCGCCATTTTGCAGCACCAAATGGATTAAAACTTGGGTGATAAGCCCCCTTGTTTAGTCGATTTACGGGGGGCCCAACAAGAAGGTACTCCCCTGTATGTGCATTAGATTTATATTTCTGATATGAACCAATATTCTCATGGTTGTATTTGCCATTTCCCAAACCGAGATAGTAGCCATTATCTGCGTCCGTAATGGCATGGTTAATATCAAATCTCAGTGTTGCTGTAGTTTGAACGTCTATATATTGCCAGTCACCGTTACCCAGCCCAGCCCAACTTAAGCCTTGCACCGTCCATTGATAGAACTTGCCCGTTTCGTCGTCAAAAAAGATGTTATTTTTAGGGTTGCTAGCTATCGCTATTCTTTCTAATTCAGTAGCTGTAAGCCAGTTAACATCATTTCCTCTGGATGATGTGTCACCTTCATACCAAGCAAAGTATGAATCTGGCATTGTAGTGTTGGCCGACGTTGGCACTCCATCTATATTGCTCGCAGTGCTTTGTTTTAAGCCGTGTTTATATACGCTAGGGTCTGCTTCATTAATTTCACGTAATCCGCCTTTGAACGCCCACATATCAACTCGGTCTGTGACAACCTTATTGGTTGCTGTTTCTGCTGCAAAGGCTAGTGCGGGTGTTGCGTGGATCACTGATTCACCCGTAGCTGTGTCATATGTTCGTGTTCCATCTTCAGCAGGGGGCAGTTTTACCATAGCGCCGTATACATCACTAGCAGAAAGAGCTATTAATGATGTAATGACTCCACCAATCATTAACACAGGGAAATCCTCTTTAGATTCTCCTTCTGTATTTGATACTGATGAACTTCGTCCTAGAAATAGCATATCAACTCCCAGAGTGTACGCATACAACCCCTCGTTAACGGCTTTAAAGTCGTTACCGGAATCTCTATGCTTACCAAAATGTACCCACCCATCAGCGGCATACTTTTCATTATTCGCTGCTCGCATAGCCTCAAATTCAACCTTACGCATTGCCCAAGGGAAAGGGTGAATAGCATCAATTTCAGCTAGTTTATTGTTATGATCCCGAACCATTTGAGCAGGTGTTTTGAGTGATTTTTTTACACCATGACTATCTGTCAGCTCTTCCAATGCATTATCAGAGTTAAGCCACTTTCTTAATTCGTCTAAGAACAATTGCTTCTGGTTGAACTGAACAGCGATTTGACCTGCAACGCGGGTGAGAATAGTGCCTGATGTGTTTCGAACAATCGCATAGTTAGCAGCATTTTGAGTACTTCCTTCAAACCCTCTATCCAATGTAATGCTGGTATCACTATTAACAGCAATCACTTCATACCATGTTTTAGCATCTAAGGTAAAAATATCTCCTACGGCTATTGCTGTAACATCGTTTTGCCAATTACTGCCTACACCAGTGACAGCTTGCTGGCCGCTCACCACATTTACGGCACCTACGCGATACCACGCGCCTGCACTTGCTGTCATGTTACTGCCCCTTCTGTTGACCCATCATTGCACTATCAGCTTGATTCTTCTGGCCCAGCTGGTTCTCAAAGGCTTGGAGGTGCATTGTGCTTTTATTAGGGTCTGCTGCATATTCCGCGTCTTTCATATAAGAGCGGTATAAGATCCATTCAATAATGGCGTTGACGTATATATCATCTAAGGCAATAACAGCGTTTGCATCATGTTCGGCCATACCAATAGATGCTGGCGCTTTCGAATAAGCGAGCGTTAATTCAACACCAGCTGTTACACCTGGATAAACGTAAAAGGTTTTTGGCACTCGCTCGTCATAGATATAAAGCTGCACTTCAGTTGCATCTGTACCGGCATACCAAGACTCATGATTATCATCAAGCACTTGGCGGTTATATGGACCGCGAATAGCCTTACCGGTAGCGTTACGCGTGATATCAATCAGCCTCAACGCATCTGCTGGCAACGCTTGCTTCGTACCTTCGACACACGCAAAATCATCAATATCAATGCTGTAAGAGTCTGGTCGACGCAGCACGATTGCACGTTGAGCATCATTCAAATAATTTAATAGCTCTGGTTCAGGCCAACGAACAAAGCCAGGATCGTTTAATAACTTGTTTACTCGCGTAGTAATTTCTTTAGATGTGACAATAGCCATTAGTAAAACTCTCTTGGTTTAGTTGGTCGCTGTTCGTCCAGCGCATTGATTGCCTCGCGGTAGGCAAGGCGATAACCGTCTATAAAATTCCGGCGGTAGTGCTCTGAAAAATTAATATCAGTCCATTGGGTGTTAGGCATTTTCATGAGTGTTGATGCTGCACCATCGGCAAGGAAATCAGCATACTTGCTGATAAGCGTGTCATTTGCGTCAAAGTCATCAGGGAGTGAGAACAACGGTGTAATGTAATATAACACTTTAAAGGCTGAGGTATTCTTTGTTAAAAACACTTCACCATTCACTGATACGTTATAATCAAGACCACGGTCTAGCTCATGGCCGTTAGCATCTAGAGCAAAACTAACTCCACCAAAAGCGTGATCATCATCAATAGTTAACCGTGCTGCCTCACCTTGATTGAATTGTTGTGAGCGAGCCAAATACAAGGACTCAGCGCAAAACTTCTGATATGCACGCTTAAGGTGATCAAGTGCAAATTTCTCAAGAACGCCACCGCAACGCTCTCGAACGAGCGGGATCAAGGTAGACAGCTGAGTCATGATTATTCCTCGCCTTCTTCACTCGTTAAGGCACGGAATGCATCACGCACTTTTT